ACCATGGCCTGCCGCGGTGGAGGTGCCACCAGAGATGGTGACAGGACCCCCGCCGCCGGCAGTTACTCCTGTAATGTTAGAGGAGCCCGAGCCCCCGGTGATCTCAACCGCCCCCCCGCGCCCGGCGTCAATACCATTGCCTCCATGCAGCTGCAGCAGCCCACCAGCACCGGTGGCGGAGCTGCTGCCTGTCGCTAGTCCCGTCGAAACAGCTGACTGCCCAAACAACGTGGTAGTCCCAGGTTGTACCCCGCCGCTAGGGTCGGGGCGGGTAATTGACATGTGACGCTTGTTAATACCGTAGGTGTCGTTTGTGTTAAATCCAAGTTCAATTGTCCTTGACTGAATAAGTACTTTACCTTCCGTGCCATCGCCATTGCCTGGACCACCAGCCATAACAAGATTACCACCCACTTTGGTGTCGGTGTTGCCACCTTCCGCCTTCTGCCCCATAATCGTGAGATTAGCCGTCGTGGCCGTAACACTTTGTGGGCGGGTGATTTTGAATTCTTGAGTGGAGCCTGTTCCCACTTCGATATCTGACTGGATCTGAACTTTACCGGCGTCGGAGTTGCCTGCGGCCCCCGCCGAACCGCCTTTAAGTATGAGATTTCCGCCGGTGCTGTTATTCCCCGAAGACAGCGCGCCGCCGGAGGCGCCCTGGGCAGAAATGGTGAGATTATCTCCACTCGTCCCGGAGGCCGTGCCTCCGGGGGATGATGGGGCAGTAGCTGTTTTGGAGGGCATCTCAATAGTGATATCGTCCGAGGCGGTAGCCGATGTAGACCCCAATTGAATACCCCTTTGACCCAGATGAACTGGAAGAAGGCTGGTTACTTCTAGAGAAGAAGTAGCCGTCGTCAACGCAGTACGGGTGTCATTGATCTTTAAAAGAGGATGTATGTAGCCGTCGGAGCTGGTTCCGCCTTCCAATTCAATATTCACAAAAGGATGTAAGAAGGTGGCGTTGGTGGTGGTGGTGCCGGCATTTGTGGCTTTTATATCTGCGAGAGGGGCGTTGTGTGCTGGATCGGCGCTGCTAAGGAGTGTAGTTAGAACTTGCGGCGCGCCCGCCGAGCCGCCCGCCGTCGTACTTACAAATGTGGCCGTATTCTGGGTTGAGGGCGCCAACGCCGGCTGATTATTGATAGTTTTTACGATTAAATTATCGTGACATACTAATGTAGAGAATTGAGCATTTCTTAAACATCCTTCTTCCGCCATATTTTTTTTATACTTTAGACTTAGAAAATAATTTTAAATAATTTAACATATTTTAATTTAATTTGTTTATAATTCCTAAAATTATTTTCTAAGTCTAAAGTATAAAAATAATATGGGAGGAGGATTAATGCAACTTGTCGCTTATGGTGCTCAGGATATTTACCTTACAGGTAACCCACAAATTACATTTTTTAAAGTTGTCTATCGTCGCCACACGAATTTCTCAATGGAAGCTATTAAGCAAACATGGAGTGGGAGTACGGGTGTTTCAGGAAATCCTAGTGCCGGAAGTTGTTCTGCGACTATTTCAAGGAATGGTGATTTAATTCATAGAATGTATTTAGAACTGAATGGCACATTGGCGAACTCAGTACATAATTTTAATTCTAAATCTATTAAAAGTATTGAGTTAGAAATAGGTGGACAGAAAATTGACAAACATACAGGAGATTGGATGAATGTTTGGTCATTGTTGACTGAACCAAATCAAACTGGAATGACTGGTAATGTCGGAACAAATCGCGGTACAGCATTCCAAAATATGAGTGGTATGGGTGGGGCATATACGGGGAGTTCTGGGGTTTTCGCCGACCATTTATCATTTGTACCATTAATGTTTTGGTTTTGTAGAAATCCTGGTCTTTCATTACCATTAATTGCTCTTCAATATCATGAAGTCAAGGTCATATTAGAACATGATTTCAGCAGTAATTATTCTTTATTACAACAAAATGATTTGTATGTGGATTATATTTACCTTGATACCGATGAACGCCGTCGTTTTGCTCAGGTTTCACATGAATACTTGATTGAACAACTTCAAGAAAATGTAGTAAGTGGGAATAATCAATTACTAACATTTAATCACCCAGTTAAAGAATTAATATTTACTAGTGATCAAATTCATCTTGATGCTATTGGTAATGGTAATGCTGACAATACAATCAAACTTAAATTAAATGGACATGATAGGTTTTCTGCTAGAGATTATAGATATTTTACAAGAACACAAATATGGCAAAACCATACTGGTTCAGGGGGCATTGGTGGGACGGTGACGAACAATGGAGATAGCGCGAAATTTGTTGATTCAATTGGTGTTTATTCTTTTGCTTTAAAACCAGAAGAACATCAACCTTCCGGCACATGTAACTTCTCAAGAATTGATAATGCACAATTAGTTTACGGAATTAATGTTAATCACTTAAAAAAAGTTTACGCTGTGAATTACAATGTTCTCCGTATCATGAGTGGTATGGGTGGCTTGGCTTACTCAAACTAAGTTCTTAAGATTATATTTACAAAATATCTTATAATTATTTATTTTTTTTAATTTTTTACACTATTAAATAAATCATTCAATTTGTTTATAATCCCTAAAATTTTTTTCTAAGTCTAAAGTATAAAAATAATATGGGAGGAGGATTAATGCAACTTGTCGCTTATGGTGCCCAGGATATTTACCTTACAGGTAACCCACAAATTACATTTTTTAAAGTTGTTTATCGTCGCCACACGAATTTCTCAATGGAATCCATTAAACAAACATTTTCGGGGACTCCAGATTTTGGAAAATCTGTTACAGCGACTATTTCAAGAAATGGTGATTTAATTCATCGTATGTATTTGGAACACTTTGCTTCTTTTGAGGATACAAATGACGCCCCGGGCAACTCTACAATAATAATATCTGAAGATTATGGCAGTTACTTAATGAAAGATTATGAAATTGAGATAGGTGGTCAGAAAATTGACAAACATTATGGTCACTGGCATTCTGTATATTCTCAATTAAATGAAGTTAACCCAGATTCCACCCCTCTTGGAACTACTTTTTTTGATAGAATGGCTGGTAATGGACTAGGATTGTCAACCTACCATCCAACGGTATTAACGACTCGTGGCTGGACTGGTGAGGCAGGTAGTTCCAGCCGCCACGCTACTTTAAATGGGAAATTTTGGATCCCTTTACATTTTTGGTTTTGTCGTAATCCAGGTCTCGCATTACCTTTAATTGCTCTTCAATATCATGAGGTTAAAATTAAAATAAATTTTGAAGAAAACGAAAATCTAGTTGGGGAAGATACAAATTCAGATGCTTTCACCGGTCCGACGGGTAGGAAATTGGGGGCTGGGGATAGTGGTTCTACATTTGATTTATGGTGTGATTATATTTATCTTGATACAGATGAGAGACGTCGTTTTGCTCAAGTTTCACATGAATATTTAATTGAACAACTTCAGTTCAAGAATGGAGAAGGTGGAACGATGGAACTTAATTTTAATCACCCAGTTAAAGAATTAATATGGAGTGGGATAAGAGTAAATGAGGTGCTCGGAGTCCCAGTAGCTACTAATCCAACCGCTCTCCCCGATAGCTTATTAAGTTTTGGAAAAAGGAATAAAATAAATCATTCGGATAATAATTGTACTTATCAGCTTAGATTAAATGGACATGATCGTTTTTCAGAACGTGATTATAGATATTTTACAAGAGTACAAAAATGGCAAACAAATAAAGCGGCTGCTAGCCGAGAAGATGCCGTTGATAACCCCGATACAATGGCTGTCTATTCATTTGCTCTAAAACCAAATGAACATCAACCATCTGGAACTTGTAATTTCTCAAGGATTGATAATGCCGAGTTAGTTCAAAATGATACTGGCGAAACCCCTATTAATATATATGCTATTAATTATAATGTCCTTCGTATCATGTCAGGTATGGGGGGCTTAGCATACAGTAATTAAATTTTATAATAAAATAATTTTTATAATAAGATAAACATAAAAAAAAATAAATTATATATTTTAATAGAGAGAATCCATAATATTTTGGATTTCATTTTGTTGTATGCTTCCTTGAGAAACATTTATAACAAATTCTGTTAATTTTTTTAAAACCTCAATTTGTTTTTCAAATGATAAATTTTTAGGTTCTCCTAATAATTCATATTCATCTATTTTTTTAAAATAATTATTTTCTCTGAAACCAATACATTGATCAATCCACTTTTGAAGGACTTCAATTGTTTTCTCAATATCATTTAAATGATTATCCATTTCAGTACCTTCTTCAAGTAATTGTTTTACAACATATTTTGAAATTTCTCCACTTGACCATTTACCTAAAACATTAATTAATGTTTTTAAAGAACATATATTATCTGTTTCAATCACACTATCTTCGGTTAATGATTCTGAATTATCAACTGAATTTGTTGTTAAAATTTCACGAATATCATTTGCAACTTGTTCAACACCAACAGCAACCGATTCTTCAACCGGGGCTGATTCCTCAACGGGTGCTTCTTCAACCGGTGCTGATTCCTCTGGGGCTGATTCCTCAACAGGGGCTTCTTCAACCGGTGCTGATTCCTCTGGGGCGGATTCCTCTGGTGCTGATTCCTCAACTGGGGCTTCTTCAACTGGGGCTGATTCCTCAGGAGCTTCCGGTGCTGATTCCTCAACTGGGGCTGATTCCTCAGGAGCTTCAGGGACTGATTCCTCGGGTGCTGATTCCTTTGGGGGGGCTTCTTCAACTGGGGCTGATTCCTCAACAGGTTCTTCCTCTGGGGCTGATTCCTCTGGAGCTGATTCCTCGGGTGCTGATTCTTCGGGTGCTGATTCCTCTGGAGCTGATTCCTCTGGGGCTGATTCCTCGGGAGCTGATTCTTCGGGTGCTGATTCCTCTGGGGCTGATTCCTCAACGGGTGCAGATTCTTCTGAAACTTCATTGATAACCGCATCTACATTTGATGGTGTTGTAAGATCTAACGTTTCAGACATTTTTTATAAATAGATAATATATTATTTTTTTAAATATTACAAAAAAAAAGAAATAAATAAAATATAAAATTACTCATATAATTCAACGAATTACTGACCCGTGCTTCCAAATCCACCCCTACCTCTTCTTGTTTCAGATAATGTATCACTTAATTCAAATGTAATTGGAGAAAGATCTGGAGAACATAATTGAAATAATCGGGTTCCTTCCTGAATTACAAATTCTTTATTATCTAAATTATCGACAATTCCCATAATATTTCCTCTGTATCCACTATCAATAATTCCAACTGAATTTGATAATCGTAAGGGTGTTTTTGCCCCCATAGATGAACGAGGATATAGATAATAAGAAATATTATATTCTTTTTCTTTATCGGGGAATGCTTCACATGCTATCTTTAAATCAACTTTAAAGGAAGTAGCTCCTGCAGGAACAACAAGATTTTCAGGACAAAATACATCTAGACCACTATCACCTTCATTGTAATGGGTATGGTTTTCATATACAGATGAGTTTTCTGCTTTAATTTTAAGATGCATTATTTATAGTTAGATTTGATAATTATTGTTTTAAATAATTTCAAATTTATTTATAAAAATGGTGTTTAAAAAAGTAGTATTTATCCGTTTCAAACAATTTACAATTTTTAGTAAATGGTTGTCATATGATAAATGTTTAAATTTATATTAAATAATTTGATTATTTCTTTTTTCCTCATCCACCTTCTAAAAGAGAAGGCTTGTTAGATAAAGGTCATCCACCTTCTAATTCCAATGATGAAGAGTTTTTTGATTTTCCTCATCCACCTTTTGTAACTGAAATTGTTTTAACTTGTTCTTTGGATGTAGAATAATTTTCTTTAAAATCGTCAACAATGAAATTTACATTCGATGGATATTGTTTCATTAATATTTGTAATTGTTTCGTAACATTATTCTTAAGAAATTGTTTTAAATCAGATGTTTTTGTATCTTTCCACTCATCTAATTGATCAATATCTGTTAGATAATATTGTTTTCCTTTTTCAAAAACAAAAAAATTATAGATACGTATATTTGTTTTTTTCATCTATATATTATTATTTATTTTTTTTTATTTTATATTACCATAATATAAAAGTATGGCAGATGGTGACGCATTTATTATTGAAATCCAAAAATGGGGACTTGTATTGTTTATGTTCTTGGCAATTATGTTCGCATTAATAAAAACAAGAAGAAAAGTATCAAATACTATTAATGAACATAAAGGAAGATGTTATGTTTTTGCAATTGTTTGCTGGGTTGTTGTAACTGTATCTTCATTTATTCGCGATTCAATGTCGGATGAAGAAGAAGGAGAGGGTTTCGTTGCTTTCATACCTAACTTTTTACTTACTATTTTATGGTATGGTTTTGTTGCTTCGGCCCTTACATGGAAATTATCGGGTGAACAAATGTCAGATATAAAATCACCTCTTTCTTTGAGATCCCGTAATACAGCAATGGAGCCTTCAGCACGAGTTCAAAATAATTTAATGGGTGGAATGAAACGAAGAAAAGGTGGATCTGCACAACCAGCCACAACGATTGGTTTAACAATTACAGAAGTTCAACAAGCAGCCGTTTATCTTGTTGCCATGGGAATTATTATGACAATTGTAAATGTAATTGGGACACTTTATATATATTATAAATGTAAAGATAGTGATTGTGAAGATGATAAAATTGTAAATTCTCTTGTTGGTGCTCAATATAATATAATTATTATTGGTTTAGTCGCTGTCAGTTTTATTTATTTTACAAAAAATAGTCGTAAGCCATCTTCATAATTTAAAGTTATATATCTTATAAATCTTATATATCTTATAAATGAAAATAGCTATTCATGGACCAATGGGTTCTGGTAAAACAACTATTGCAAATATTATAAAAGAAAACAATCCCGATTATGAAATATTTTCTTATGGTCAAAAAATAAAAGATATTGCCAAAGATGTTTTTAAAATGAAATATAAAGATCGTAGTTTATTAATCAAAATTGCCAATCAATTCAAAGAAATTGATCAAGATATTTGGGCGAAATATATTATGGATCAAACAAATAACAAAAAACATTGTATAATTGATGACTTAAGGTTTCAAAATGAATTAGATTTATTATCCGATGAATGGATGATTATTTCATTAACAACACCCAAAGATGTAAGAATTCAAAGGATTATTCAATGTAATCCTCATAATTATAAGGATCATATTTTTAATATGAATGATATATCTGAAACATGTTGTTTAAATCTTCCAGATAATACAATATATATAAATACGGATATTTCTTATGAGTTATTAAAAGAAACAATTTTACAATTCATAAAATAAGTTTGTATTTTTATATTAAATTATTTTTTTGTAAATAAAAATAAAACATTTTAATTTATATCTTTTATTAAATTTTAAAATGATTAAATGGTTATTCACAAAACCCAAATTTTCAGAAGCTACAAATAAAGAAATATTAGATGAAATACTCAATCATATCCTTACTTTTATTCATGAAAATAATGAATTATACATTACCAATGAATATTCATCATTAAAAATAGATTTTTATAATTTTATTTATCATGATAAATCTCTTGTGATTAATCATGATGATGAAAAGTTTGATATATTTACAATGAAATATTCAAGTTGTATAAGTGATTTATATATACATTTAAAAGAAATTACAAAATCTTATAATTTAGATATATTCCATAATTCACAGAATAATTCTTATGATTTATTATGTTTTATATTTCAATGTACTGATTTTGATTATTTAAATGATGAAAATGATATAAATGAAGATGATATTGATGAATATAATTAAAATATTTATCTATAGTATAATGGTAACACATAAATTTTTACAAATTGCGGGAGCAATTCCATTTTCATCTTATTACAAAAAAAAGAATAGTAAAAAGAAAAAAAGAAGAAATAATACTCGGAGAATCAATAACACTCGGAGAAAAAGAAAGAATAATACTAGGAGAAAGAATAATACTAGGAGAATCAATAATACTCGGAAAATCAATAATACTAGAAAAAAAAGAAAGAATAACACTCTGAGAATCAATAATACTCGGAAAAAATGTAAATCTCCTCAAAAAGATACACCCGATATGTTAGGTTTTTGTTCTGAGAAAATACCTAATCGTGTTATTATGAAAGGTGAAGATGGAAATTTATGGGAAAATAAAAATAATAAATGGGTTATGGTAAGGAAAGATATGAAAGGTGGATTTTTAAGAAGTGGAACAATTTAATGTTTATTTCTCACATAAAATAAACAATAAGGTGTTTGTTGTAAAACATGTTGAATGGTTGTTTCTTGAACACTTGAATCATTATATATATACCAATTCTTGTCTATATCATTACGACACATCGCATAATAATGTCCACCACCTAATCCTCCGCTATGAATACATATTCCATATAATGAATAATTTGTACTATATTTTTTTATATTAAAACAATAATCTTTCATACCGATTGTTTCTGGAAAATCAATATGATTATTTAATACATTATGATTATCATGGTATTTTTTTATTTGGAAAATTAATACAGGTGATAATTCCCAAAAATTAGTTTTTTTATGAGGACACACCATTGAATGACATTTATCACATTTCCATGAATTATCTACATCTAAAATTGTTTCTTTTACATATTCATTTAAACAATCATAGATACTATTATAGGATTGTTTTAAAGTTAATGGAATAACCATCATTGGTTCATGATTGGTTGTTAAATAATCACATTTTGGACATGAAGTACAACTCATTGTTTGAGAAAAAAATTGATGAATAATATAAGAATAATTTTTCTCAAAAAATGAAGACCATACTTTAATACTTTGAACTTTTAATTCATCATATTTTGTTTTGGGAGTTCCTTTAATTGTAACATTTACCCGACGACGAATACATTGATGTAATAAGTCAATAAATATATTTAAAAAATCAGAACAATCATTTTGATCAAATGATTCAAAATAAATATTTTTTTCCTGACAATTTTGAATATAGGATCGTATTAAATTAAGTGTATTTATAACAGTTGTTTCATTATCTTGCCACATACATTTCTGAAGTTTTAACCATTCATGTAATAAATGATCATTATTATTTTTTGATCGTTTTCCACAGTCCAATGTAAATTCATCACATTCTAAACGAAGTTGAGGTAAATGAGATAAACATTGAAGAGCTGAGTTCATATAACATGTATTTCCATGATTTGTAAATCCTTTATTTCCAATTAAATTCATTTAATTATTATTTAAGTTGTAATTCTTTAAACATTTAATTTTCTAAACATTTAAACAAAATGAGAATATATTTTAGTTAAATATATTTTTTTATAATATTTATAAATAATAATAATGAACTTTGGAAATCAAAATCAAGCGATGCATCTTTATCAAAATCCAGGATACAATTTTGAACGAAGAAAACGTCAAACACTTATTGTCGATGTTAACGATACAGAAAATTTACATTCATTAACTAGTGCAACTGATTTTTCCCTTGATTTATTTGAACCTTTATTAATTGATAAAGAATCTGAAATTTATTTAGATAATTTTATTAGTTTTGGTTCAAATATTTCAAACATACCCAATGACAGTGCGTTTTGCTTAAATATAAATGAATTTAATATTCAATCCAATGTTGCTTCAGCGGATAAAGATGATAATGGAAATAAAACTACTGTGTTATTTAATAAATTAGTTATTCCTAATGAACATAATAGTACTACAGATTTATTCTCTGCAATTGTTCATAAAGGAAAGAAATATAATTATGTATGTGATATTAATCCTTGTAAACTGGGACGTATTTCTGGGAAAATAACAAATTTGGCGGGTAGCCCTATTTTTGCCGGTAATAATACATCACATACCCATATATATTTATTATCAGGTTTCTCAGTTTCACAAATCTCCAATGATATAACAATTGGGGAAAAAATTACATTTCAAAGTGGTTTTGGAACATCAAGTAATGGTAATATAACATCTATTTCCCCCCTTGAGGTTAATGCACTTGTACATTCCGCCCCAAGTGCCCCAAGTATTGTATTTGCTTCTGATACAGCTAATCTTGTATTAAATAAAATTGTTACATTATCTCTCCGTTTGACAAGTTCCGGTGTGACCCCCATCATTCTGAATCCAGGAGATACAATCTCGCAGCTCGCAATCGGCGGGCACACGGCGGCCACAGGGACAATACAGGAAAGCAAAACCATTTCATCACACACCTCTCACATTAATGTACAAGTAAATGTCACTACCGGTGCATTTACGGGCGGCGCCACGGCGACGAACACCAACCATGCCACGCCGCCAGTCACAACTCCCGGAATAACAATAAATTCCGCCACAAACCCCACAATGACCGCTTATGTGACAAATGGTCCCCAAGTAATAAATGTTACCAATTTAATTCCAGCGCAACTTTCATTAATTGAAGGGGACAGACCGAGATTTATTTCTGAATTTACAATTATTTCAAAAGAATAAGTTAAATAAAAAAATATATTATAAATTATTAATAAGTAGTAAATGGGTGATTTTAGTTCCGGATTTTTAAAAAAATTTTCTTTATCATTATCAAATGTGAATGATAATTACTTAACATTATCAGGACAAGAAATCACAGTTGGAACCGTTCCTATATCATTGGGTGGAACTAATGCGACAACTGCCGAACAAGCTCGCACAAATCTTGGAATCGGAGAAGGTGGTGGTGGTGGAACATCTGTTACTTTAGCAACTGTAACGGATAATTATTTAACATTATCAGGTCAAGAAATAACAGCTAATACTGTTCCAGTATCATTGGGGGGAACTGGTGCGACAACAGCCGCAGCTGCTCGTTCAGCATTAGTAGTGGATATCGCTGGCACGGATAATTCAACAGCTGTTACTTTAGCAAATACAAATTATTTAACTATCTCAGGACAAGAAATCACAGCTGGAACGGTTCCAGTATCAAGTGGCGGAACTAATGCGACAACTGCAGCAGCAGCCCGTACAGCATTAGGAGTGGATGCAGCTGGCATGGATAATTCAACAGATGTTACTTTAGCAAATACAAATTATTTGTCTATTTCAGGACAAGAAATAACAGCTGGAACGGTTCCAGTATCAAGTGGCGGGACCGGAGCGACAACAGCCGCTGCCGCCCGTACAGCATTAGGAGCTGCTTCTAGTACAAATAATTCAACAGATGTTACATTAGCAACTGTAACGGGTAATTATTTAACGATCACAGGACAAGAAATCACAGTTGGAAAAGTTCCTTTATCATTAGGTGGAACTGGTGCGGGAACCGCAGCAGATGCCCGTACAGCATTAGGAGTGGATGCCGCTGGCATAGATAATTCAACACCCGTTACATTAGCAACTGTAACGGGTAATTATTTAACATTATCAGGACAAGAAATCACAGTTGGAAAAGTTCCTTTATCATTAGGTGGAACTGGTGCGGGAACCGCAGCAGATGCCTGTAATAATCTGGGTATCGGAGAAAATAATAATGTTCGATTCAAAAGTATAGGCGTCGGAGTGAATGCCACAGGCACAGACGGTGAAATAATTGCAACAAATGATATAACAGCATTTCATTCATCTGATAAAAGACTTAAAACAAATATTCAAACTATTCAAGATCCTTTAACAAAACTCCAAAAAATAGGGGGTTATACATTTGATTGGATCCCTATACAAGGTATTCATTCAAATACAGGTAATGATGTAGGTGTTATAGCTCAAGAAATAGAAGAAATATTACCAGAAGTAACAACAACAAGAGATAATGGATATAAAGCAGTTCGTTATGAAAAATTAACTCCTTTATTAATTGAATGTATTAAATCTCAACAATCCCAAATAGACGAATTACATGATAGATTATCTAAAATAGAAAAAAAAATAAATTAATTATTATAAATGTCAATTCAAAAACCAAATATTAAGTTTTCTGATTTAAGAAGTGCTTGGGAATTGAGTGGAAAACCTGGTCTTGTAAATGATTTTATAAATTCAACTATCGTAAAAATGTCTAATTTCAGAGGAGCACTTTTTCAAGATAATACTTCAATACCAGAATCAGGTTCTATAAGTATAAATTCACATTTTGTAGATAAAACATTTGGATCTCCTTCTGAACCTGAACCGGAACCTGAACCTGAACCTGAACCGGAACCTGAACCTGAACCTGAACCTAAAGAACCTGAACCTGAACCGGAACCTGAACCGGAACCTAAAGAACCTGAACCCGAACCTGAACCCGAATTACTTTAAACAGTCCTAAAAAATATTATTTAAATTATATAAATTATAAGACTATTTTTTTTAATTTATTAAAATTTCGTGTTGTTTATCACTAATCCAGCCTAACTTATACATTTGATCAATAATTATATAATCATTTTTTAAAAAAGTTTTTAATATTTCATAACTTTTGTCAGTTATAGTTTTATTATATTTATTATTATTTTTTTCATGTTTTATTACATCGATATCAAACATATATTTCATATCATCTTTTAATGTTTCTGTCAAAATTACTCCTAATATTTGTTTTTGCGGACATTCTTTAATGAAATTTTTAAGGTAAAAATGTATATCTTCTCTTAAATGGTGTATATATTTTCCGGATGAAGGACTTCCATTAAAAATATCCGAATTTTTTTCTAAATCATTACACAAATTATCAACATTTTTGTATTGTTAAGAATATGTTTCTCATTCTTGAATCTGTTTTCTTGTAATTTGCTATCACAAACTAAATAATATCTCCAATTAAATGCAGATATAAATCTTTTAATTGGATTTCTTATTATGATTACATAATTATTTTTTGGTTTATAGATGGCTTCTCTGATATGGATTTCGGAAAATTTAATATTTTTAGATTTTAATTCACAACGAACAGTACTTCCACCACATTTTCCAACGTGAATGATTACTAAATTATCCATATAAAATGATTCTTTAAAATAATAGTTTATTTTTTTTAAATTTAATTTTTATCTATAGTATGGATGAAACATATTTTATAAATGATAAACGATCATTAGAATGTATGAAAATAAAAACATTTTCTGGTTACAAAAAAAATGATGTTATAAAAATGGTTTTAAAATGTATTGATTCTGGAAAAATTGAAGAAGCTTGTCATTGGACAACTGAAAGTATACTATCTGGATATACATTTACATTATGGGAGAAATTATTAATTTATGGTTGTAGTATAATACATATTAATAATCCTAATTTACCTTATTATCTTGTAAGGAAAAATAAGGTATTATATAATCAAGTGAAACGATTAAATGCAAAAAAAATAAAAGATATAGTTTTACTTATAAGAAATAGTCAAATGGTTCGTAATTTATTTATTGATCTTGTCACAACATTATCAACTTCATCAAAAAAAAAAAGATATGATAAATACCCAAAAATAAATAAACAAGAAGATTTCCAATTTCATAATATTCAAAAAAGATTATGTGCTCCTATGAATATATTACCAAGTCATATAATCCATTTTAATGATCCCGATGAATTAAAAATTATCATGAATGAAATATTTACAATGCTAAAAAATAAACAATTTGGTTATGAGCGTGCTTGTTATTGGATGATGTGGTTAATTGAATGGGATACATTACATAAAAAAAAGAAAAATAATTTATATATTGATGAAAGAAATGTTCCCGAAATAAATAAAAAATATCGTAATAATATTGTATGGATTTTATGGGAAATTATTGAAGAAGAAATGAATCTAAGAAATGAATCACAAATTACGAAACAAATAAAAGATTTAAAACAATTATATTTATTTGAATTTACAACCGGAAAACGGAATATAAGATTACCTTATTTATTTTACGCTGTTGGATATTTAACCCATACAATTAATTTTAAAATACCTATACGATTAAATTATCCCATATTCATCCAAGTTCAAGGAAATATTAATAAATTATTTCTTCAAAAAAAAATGTTTGAACAAAATGATATAATTGTTCAACCTAAAGAAAAACCTAAAAAAAAGAAAAAAGATGTATCTGTTGAAATTGTTCAAGATAAAATAAGTATTTTTAATGAAATTGATTCATTAATTATGAAATAAATTATAATCGACTTTTTAATCTAGGATATACATTTACATACATTCCAATAAAACCATCATATACAGAACCAGGTGCCATTGTAAATGTATTCATACCTGAATATTTAGGATTATTCACCGTTTGTTGTTGTTTTCCATTTAATTGAAAATCATGATCTTTAAATAAATGTAATAAAATTAATCTCATTTCCATTTGAGAAAAGTTTTTACCAATACAATGTCTAGGTGAATATGTAAATGGACTATATCTTTCTGAAGATACATGAGTTGTTCCAAATCCTTTATAATCCCATATTTCTGAATCTTTAAAGTTTCTATACGGATTAAATATATGTACATCTTCTCCCCATAATTCTTTTGAACGATGTCGTGTCCAATTTATAATCTGACACCATGTTCCTTGTTTTACCTTAACTTTGGTTCCATCAATACCATAAATTTCTTCATCATTTTCTAATTCACGATAGGTTCCATTGGCTAAAGCGGGCCATAATCGTAATGTTTCTGTGATACATTTTGTCATAAATGGTAATTCATAAAATGAATCATAAGTTTCTTTTGTATGTTTCATCCAATACTGATCAATTTCATGAATTAATGTTTGTTTATATTCAGGATGTTTACATAATTCATATAATAACCATGATAATGTATGACCAGTTGTATCGTGTCCCGCGAATGCATAGATAAGAACATTTCCTAAATTTTGTTTCATATCATTTGAATCAATGACTTTGCTAAGAGGACCATTGGATATTTGTATTTCGTTATAAGCTTCTATGGAAAATTCTTCTAAATATTCAGAATGAATTCCTAAAAATGAGTCACGAACTAATTTATTTGTTTTTTCTTGAAATTCATTGGAAAATCCAAACATTCCAAGTTGAAGTTGGGCTTGTGTTTCATTAAGAAAAAAATCACTCATATCGATAGATTGTAAATAATTATTGGATTGTTGTTTTAATAATGTGGCACAATATCTTGCTCTTTCACAACTGATGGGGAATACTTTTGATAATGAAAGTTTCGGAATAAATGCCATATTCATACTTTGTCTTTGAGATTTCCATTCATTATTATCAGTTGTTGAGATCACACTATTATTTAATAATGTTTTAAATACAGGAGCCTTTTTAATATGATTGTTGGCAATACGTTCAGCATCTTCTGGATGAGAAATAATTACGAAATTATTAATTTTAATTTCTTCATTCCATTTATGAAGTAAAGGTAATGATATATTTGTTAATGTTCCAATATTATCAATTATCTTTTGAATAAAGATATGATTATAACCAAACATTATACTTTTAAAATAACTTTCACATAATTTTGTATTTGATATATTGTATGGTAAACTTAAATTATGTATATATTTATATTCATTTATCTTAGGATTATTTATAAATGTATCAAATGTATAATCATAATTTAAGATATCTTTTTTGTCTGTAAAAAATGTTGGAATATCTTTCATAATATATATATATTTATAAATACATAATTTTTAAATTATTTTCAAAAAAAAATATTATCTATAGTATAAAATGAAATTAGATTTGGATTGTAATCAAGTATTATTTTTGGTTATTGCATTTATGCTTGGATATTTCTTCGCGTCCATGAACCGTTCAAAAGTATATGAAGGATTAAAGGCCGACAAGATTCCCACCGACGCCCACAAGTCCGGTCCAAATGCTTTCTTCCCTGACAACCCCCAAGAACTTTGCGAAAATGATGGGAGTATTCCATATGCAGATCATCTAGAATGTTGTGCGATGGCTCATGGACCCGATATGGTGAAGACTGGTACCACAGATGAACAAAAACACCATTCAGTGATTCATTCTTGTTTGACTCAAAATGAAAAAACAAACATTTGCGGGACGAACACTGCCCCTGAAACCATGGCGGCCATACGTGCCGGGATGGTTGCCTTAAATCACATGAAAGGCCTGGACGCGAATGACCCAAATGTCACCATGCAGGAATTCAATGCTTTTAAAAATAGATTGTGTGACGCGTCCCCTACTCCACCTCCCGCACGTTAATGTCTAAATTATTTTTTCTTTTTTGAATATTTTTTCTTTTTTGAATATTTTTTCTTTTTTGAATATTTTTTATGTTTCTTTTTAAGTTTTAATTCATGAACAATTAATTCTTTTAATTTATCTCTTATACGTATTCTTGTAAATACTGTATAAATAGATAGATCTCCTGGTTGGATATAATGTTTATGTTTTTTAGTTACGATTTGTTTCGCCAGAGATTTTACTTTTTTATCATAACCTGAACCATATTGTTGTTTTTTATAAAATATAATATCATTAATTGCGTTTTGTATAAGAATACTTTTTTTCGGAGAAGGATATTGTTTCATATAATCCATCATTGAAACATACATATTATTATGATAATATATATTATTAAAAAAAATTATATAAAAATTTGATAGTATGGTGTATTATAACTAAAAATTATAAACTAAAGATTATTATCTTACCATGATACATATTTGTAATGTGTGTCAAATGAAAAAATTATATTTTCAAACACATGATTATTGTCCAGATTGTAAAGCGTTTATTTGTTCAGAGTGTTTAAAAACGTGGAATGAAGAAAATAATACATGTCCTATATGTCATAAAGTAACACAGGAAGATATTGAACAAACCATTTATAACTCAGAGGATGAAGAATTAGAAGAATCAGAAGTAGCAAGAAATCATAATTGTATTGAATGTAATTGTAATCTTGTATTGAATTGTTTTCATAGACAACAAATATATCCTGAAAATTATGAAGGAACTCAACCAAGTAAATGGAAAGAAATGTTTCTGTTTTATTTAAAATTATTTTCAGTTATTTTTATATTAGGTTTTATAACAGATGTAATCATATATAATGCACAAATAAATGAATTAAAAACACATGAAGAAAAAGAACAATTTAAACAAAGTTTTATTAAAATTCACAAAGAACCATTATACTATTTATTATATCCATTATATAGTTTTTGCTTATTTATGATACTTATTAAATCTTATATTCTTATAAAAGGTTGTATACAATTTGGGAGACCCTAATTTTATCCACTACATGATTCACATACTTGATCCGGATCAATGGAAAATTGAATTGCTTTAGAACTTGGACGAGTTCTTAAATAATACATTCCTGTTTTTAATCCTTGTTTCCATCCATAGAAATGCATGGAAGATAATTTTTTGAAATTTGGAGATTCCATAAATAAATTTAAACTTTGACTTTGACAAATAAATTTAGCTCTATCAGCAGCCATATCAAGAATATTTTTTTGTTTTATTTCCCAAGCCGTTTTATATCGTTGTTGAATAAATGTGGGAATATCTTTAATTCCTTGAACAGAACCATTATTTAAGATAATTTTATCTTTAATGGTTTGATTCCATTTATCTAAATCAAGTAAATCATTGACTAAATATTCATTAATAACCATAAATTCTCCAGCTAATACTCGTCTAGAATAGATATTTGATATAACTGGTTCAAAGCATTCAAAATTACCTAAAATTTGAGAGGTTGAAGCGGTTGGCATAGGAGCTAATAATAAACTATTTCTTAGACCATATTGTTTGATATTATTTCTTAATGTTTCCCAATTAAATATTTTTTGATCGATATTATGATTCCATAAATCTGGTTGAAGCTTTCCATAATACATAGGAGAACCAATATAAGAAGAATATGTTCCTAAATATTCTTCACGATTGATTTCATCATCAATAATATTGTATTTTTGTTTCATTAATTGAATATCATTAACAAGATTATCATCATTTTCATAAGACATTAGTTTTTTAAGATTTTTGACATGTATTTCACGATCTTTCGCAATTTCACAAGAAGATTCTAAAGCACCATAATAAATACTTTCAAAAATCTTTTTATTGATATGTTTTGCTTCATCAGAATCAAAAGATGTTTTCATTTCATAAAATACATTGGCTAATCCTTGAACTCCAATACCAATAGGACGGTGTTTTTGATTTGAATTTAATGTTTCCGGTAAAGGTGATAATCCATAATCAATAATTTTATTTAAATTATAGGTTACAATTTTTGATAATTCTTTTAATTTATAATAATTATAAGTTGGTTTAAGATATTGAACGAATTCTGTATATCCTCCAATAAGTTTACCAGAATCATATATTTTAGGAAATGTAATTCCACGAGGTGTTTCCAGAGACATTAATAATTCTTTATAATCTTTTTCATTATATTGAATCTTATGTTTTTGTAATAATTTTTTCGCATAATCACAATAACAACACCCAGGTTTTGTATATATTATAATATTTACATTTGATATATCTTTTTTTTCTAAACAACTCGGTAATGAAATGGATGCTAAATTACATACAGCTGTTTCATCTTTACTTGTATATTCAATAATTTCTGTACATAAATTTGATGATTTAATAGTTCCTAAATTACTTTGATTTGATTTCTGATTACAAGCATCTTTATATAATAAATAAGGTGTTCCGGTTTCAATTTGTGAAGTAAGAATAGCAAACCATAATTCTTGAGCATTTACAGATTTTCTCCCTTTTCCTTGTTTTTCATATTGAATATATAATTCATTAAATTCTTTACTATGAACATCTGATAAACCAGGACATTCATCCGGACACATTAATGTCCATTGTTCATTTTTTTCAACACGTTCCATAAATAAATCAGGGATCCATAATCCATAAAATAAATCTCTTGCCCTTTCAAGTTCATTACCATGATTTTTTTTTAATTCAAGAAACTCAAATATATCAGCATGCCATGGTTCTAAATAAATAGCAAATGAACCATTTCTTTTTCCACCACCTTGATCAATATATCTAGCTGTATCATTATAAACACGTAACATCGGAACAATACCATTTGAATAACCATTTGTTCCTCTTATAAATGATTTATTAGCTCTTATATTATGAACATGTAAACCGATTCCACCCGAATGCTGAGAAATAATCGCACAATCTTTAAGAGTATCATAAATACCCATTACGGAATCTTCCTTCATAGAAAGTAAGAAACAAGAAGCTAATTGTTCTTTATGTGTTCCAGCATTAAATAATGTAGGTGTCGCATGAATAAAATCTTTATTTGAAATATGATCATATGTTTCAAATGCCTTTTCAAGGTTATCCCTATGAATACATAAGGCAACACGCATGAATAAATATTGAGGGCGTTCAACAATGACTTTATTTATTTTTAATAAATAACTTTTTTCTAATGTTTTAAAACCAAAATAATCTAAATTATAATCATTATTTTTTTTGATATAATTATCAATACATTCTTTATGATCCATAACATTTTTATATAAATATTCTTGAATCATTGAATGTTCATATAATTGTTGAATAACATGTGAAAATACATCATTTGTATGTTTATGATGATTGGAAATAGAAATACGACTGGCTAATTTCGCATATTCTGGATGTTTTGAATACATTGAGATTGCTATTTGAGAAGACAATTCATCTAATTCACTTGTTTTAACTCCGTCATAAATTTCAGAACATACTTTTTGGGCAATGATTGTTGGATCAATTGTTAATGATTGATCAAATTCATGACCATTACAAAGAAGATTCATGCGTTTTAATATTTTATCAAAAGAAACATTTTCATATGAGTTATTTCTTTTTAAAACTCTCATAATATGAATATATATTACTAAAATTATTTTAAGTATTTTTTTTTTCTATTAAATTAAAAAAAAAATATATATTATATAATATAAATATGCCAAGAAGAACAGTAAAAAGAACGCAGCGGAGAGCCCATGGAGGTAAATTTTTATCTTCAGCAAGAAGAAAAGTCAAGAGACTTACGAATAAAGCAAAAAAAAAGGTTAGAAAAGTGAGTAAAAAATTAAGTAGGGGTGTGAAAAAACAAATCCACAAACACAGAAAACCTTTACGTAAAGTTGTTGGAAAGCTTTCACGCAAAAAATTAAGAAATAAAAAGTTTTTTGATAACTTATACAGTTTAAATTCAATCGTCAAAGAACAGAAAATGAGAAATGAACAGTGTAATCCTAATTGGGATTATCTTGAAATGGGGGCTCGTCCAATGGATACAAGTGATATTGCTCTTGAAAATCGTCGCCAAAGATTAATCCGTCGAAACCAAGAAAATTTACATCCATTATCAAATAATCCATATAATAATTTGTTACAATTATCTGAATTTATAAATCCCCCCCAATCAACCCCTCAACCAAAAATTGATTTAATGAAACAATTAAATTTATTAACCCCTTCAAGTTCGGCGAATTTAGTTGCAACTAACAGTGTCAATCAAGCATTGATGAATCCTACACCACAAAATATCCAAAATGCTCAAGAAGTATTACGATTATCACAAATGCCATCACTTCCTTCACAACCTGTCCCACTTGTTCCTCAAGCCTCTCTCCCACCTCCTTCAATCCCGACGCCTATCAGGATGCCATCACTTCCTCCACTACCAGTTCCACCTGTTCCACAAGCCTCTCTCCCACCACCACCTGTTCCACGTTTCCCATCATCTCTTCCAAGTTATTTCCCACGTTCATATCAAGATATGGTTTCTATGGATCCTGATTTTTTTAAAACAGGTAGTGATATGTATAGGCCACAAATACCGAGTACACCACCATCCATGATTCCAGCACCTTCACCTGTTCCACGTTCATATCAAGATATGGTTTCTATTGATCCTGATTTTTTTAAAACAGGCAGTGATATATATCGTCCACCAATACCCAGTACGCCACCCCCGGTGATACCAATGGCACCACCACCCCCGATGATCCCAATGGCACCACCACCGCCACCTGTTAAACCTCAAAAAACAAAAGGAACTCCTAAATTAGGATTAATGGATGAATTGAAAAAACCAAAAAAACTCAAAAAAACGGCAAAACAATCTAAAAAATTATCAAAACGAGATGAAATGATGGAAGCAATTCAAAAACAAGGAATGAAAAATCGTATGAACGCTCTTCAATCAATGGAACAACATATGGGTAATTATAAAAAAATGGGTAATAATTTCCAAATGAATACAATGATGCAACATGCTGTTGCGGATGCTCTTCATAATAAACAAAGCGTGAAAAAATCAAATTCAGATGATTGGAGTGTATCTTCAAGATCATCTGCTCTCAAACCCAAAAAGAAGAAAAAAGCAAAATCATCAATAAAACAAAAAAAGAAACAAAATTCACAAGGGAAAAAATCTACAAAAAAACAAACTCCACCAAAAGTTTTCCCCAAAGTAAATGTAAATAATGAATTAGCAAATAATCCGATGTTTGCAATGTATGGTGATGCTGCACACTCAGATTCATCTTCATTTCGGAACCCTACTTCATCATTCAGTTCATAAATAATAACATAATAATTTTAATAATTGTAAGTTTTTATAATCTAATGTTAATTGTAATTCATTAAATCCATATATGAATTTTTCTTTGATTAATGTTTCAATACATTTATATGATAATTGTAAATGAATAGCTATTTTTATTAATTCAGAAGAACGATGAAATATATCTATATGATTATTTATCATATAATATATTAACTCATGATTTAAGTTTTTTTTGTATTCAATTAATATTGAATGATGTAATTGATAGTTGTTTATTAAAAAACATACAATAAACTTACGATTATAATGAAAACATTGAAGGATAAAATCTTCATAAGGTAAGTTTTTTTTATCAATATATTGTTTCCAACAATAGGTAAATACTTCTTTATAATCATATTTTATACATTCATGAAATAATTGTTCAGATATATTTATTTTTTTTGATAATAATAAATAAAAAAGAATATCTTCTATATTATGTAAATTAAATAAGTCATGTGTAAAATGTTTATGTTTTTTTAATATATCATAATGATTGATTACTAAATATTTAATAATAGATTTATTTCTTAAATTAATACAAACATTAAACAATAAATAAATGTGATTAAAATTTGGATTATTATATTTATTTAAATCTAATAATAATTGAATAATCTCTAATCTTCCATATTTTCCAGCAACAAATAATGGATATGTTTCTTTATGAGACCAAAAATTATGATATTGATTTTTACTAAATAAAACATCTATAAAATTATTATGGATCATTCCATGTTTAATAATATGTATACGGTTATATCTTATTAAATTATTAATCTGAACTTGATTAAATTTAATGTTGTTTTGAAATAACCATAGAAAAGTTTGTAAAGGTGTTTGTTTACAACATAATTCATTTATAAATGTATTGATTCTTGTTTTATCATAGTTATTAAATGGATAATTTTTTATCCATTTAATACATTTTAAAAAGTATCCATTTACATATTGTAAATGATATAATTGTATTGGATCCGCTTGTATATGATAAATGATTGTTTCATTTAATTCATCGGGTAATAAATGAAACATTTACATACTATATATTCATTTCAAAACTTTATATAGTTAAAAAAAATTTGAATATTATGTAATACTTATATAATTAAAAAATGTTAGATGAAATAGAAATTATTATTCGGATGCAAAATATTCAGTTATTAAAATATATCGCATGGTGTGAAGATTGGAATTATTTAGATTTATGTAAAAAATATATTGTCTTATAATTAAATGAAAATATTATATGATAATCCGATAAAAACTACAATTTATATTTCATTATTTATTCAAATATTAACCACATTAGTTTCGTATGATGGTTTATATTATCAATTAAATAAGAATGATACAATTCTTCAAGATATCCTTAGCCTTGAAGTGGTTGTCCAAGTAATTGAAGCTTCTTTTTATATTTGGGTTATGTTTGCGTTATCAAACCTTGAATCAATGACACCCAGAAGATATATTGATTGGGCCATTACAACACCAACGATGTTGTTATCAACAATTATATTTATGAAATATCAAGAATATAAAGAAGCAAATAAAAATATAAATATCAAATTTTTTGACTTTTTAAAAGATAATCAATCAAATATTACAAAAATATTTATTTATAATGCTCTCATGCTATTATTTGGATTTTTAGGTGAAACAAATATGATTGATAAAAATACATCAATTATAATTGGATTTGTATTTTTTTATTTATCATTTAATACAATTTATCATGAATATGCCAAAAAATCAAAACAAGGAACACAATTATTTATATTTTTAGTTACTATTTGGGGATTATATGGTGTTGCAGCCATGATGGATATTCAAACGAAAAATATATCATATAATTTATTAGATATTGTTTCTAAAAATTTCTATGGATTATTCATTTATTATAAAGTTATTAAACAAAGTAAAGGTTACAAAAAAGGTAAAAATGATCTTCCAGGATTAATTTGAGTTACATTTTCACCAATAATCCCATTCAATATATTATATATTTTTTGTGTATTATCAACTTTTTCTGTATATAAGATATATACGGGGGCAACCGGGGGTTGTATTAAAAATATGAAATCTAATAAATATTTTACTTTTTGACTATTCACAAGAATAATACTTTGCTGTAAATAATGATAAGGTCTTTTTTTTAATTCTTTAATAAACATAGCCATTTTAAAAGAATATTTTATAGGAACGTCTTCTACATTTGTTGTATCAAAAATAAATGTAAAATCTTTTTGATTTTCATATAAATCAATCCATTTTTGTAAGAAAGCTGAAAAATCGGAATTATTTTCAACTGTTCTAGAAAACATACAATTTACAATCGGAAAATTTGTTTCACTAAAAATAGCAAACATTTGTATAATATATAAAATATTTTAAACAATTACACGACAAATAGGACAATTACGATTTTTTTTTAACCAATCTTTCAAACATTTTTCATGATAATAATGTTGACAATTTAATTGAAATAATGTTTCATTTTCAATAAATTCATCTAAACAAATTGAACATTGTTCATTATTATTATTTTCTTCATCTGCTTTATATTTTATTTTCTTTAAAATAATAGGATTTTCAGATCTTGTAATTAATCTTTGATTTTGAGATGAATCATTTGACATTTCATTAAAATTAAAAAAACACCATTTCGTAAACCTATAAAATGAATATATAGATAATGAAAATAAAGCAATATCCATAAAAAAGAACGTTGGATTTATATCTGTGTCATCATCTGTTATATTTGAATAGTTCCAATCATCATTAAGATGTATTGGTTTATCATCATCATTTATATTCCCATCATCATTATTTCCAAATAACATATATTACTAATTAAATATATATATTTTTAATTAGTAATATATTATTATTAAATTTGAAATGTCAAATATTTTATTAAAACAATAAACTAATACTACTAAAAATGGATAATTTTAAACAAATGTGCCCTCTTTCTCAAATTCCTTATCATGAAATTAAATTACTAAATAAATTATATGAAGGAAATCGTTCAATTGTATATAAATCTTCCTATAAAAACACGAACTATATTACAAAACTTTATTTTATGAAAGATGATTTATATGAATCAATGTTATATCAACTCATAATTGCAAAAGCAGTTAATCAATGTAAGAATGTCATCCATACATATGGTGTCACAATTTCTGAAAAAGATAATATTGTTGGAATCATGATGGAAGATCTGAATGGTGAAGATTTATATGATTATTTACAAACAAACATATTCTGGAAACAAACAAATCATGAAAATAATGATTATGCTGTATATAATTCAGTAGAAAATACATATTATAAATATATTATGAAATATGAAGATAAAATACATATAATTAAACAAATGATTGAAGCTATTCATGAATTACATTCATTAAATATTATTCATAATGATATTAAATTACAAAATTTTATCATTTATAAAGATAAAGAAAATATTCCCAGAGTTAAATGTATTGATTTGGAATGCTGTTATTTTATAGATCATAATAAACCAACTATTTATTCAAAACATGTATTAGGAACAGATGGTTATATGAATTTATCATCTTCAAGAGGATTAATATCAAAAAAAACAGATATATATTCGTTAGGGGTTAGTATGGTTGAAGTTATGAATGGAGATATATGGGGTGGAGAAGAAGAATCATATGAAGATACAAGAAAAACTATTTTATATTTCTTGAAAAAGATTCATATAATGGATGAAAATATAGGAAAAATAATTAAACGTTGTATTTCAACAGATGAAAAAAAAATACCTATGATACAAACTGTTTTAAAAAATATATTATAATAATATATGGAAGGGATATTTAGTAATGTTCAAAATACATGTTTAAATAATGTAGGTAAAAAAAAGATATTAAACTGTTTAATTGATTCATTGAATGGTTTAAATTCTGATTTATTAAATTATTTGAAATATCTTTTAAAAAATTTTAAACTAAGTGATTCTCAATTTATAGAAATTTTAAGTGGAGCATGGACTGTTTTAGATGACAATGGGATTTTTTTTTCTCATATAATTGAATCATATATCCAAGATGAATTACCATCCATTTTTTTATTAGATTCATCCGGGGTATTTGATGGAAAATCATCTCATGGGAAGGATTCTTCATTGATGGGTTCAATTAAAGATCCGGAACATCAAATAAATGTTATTGGCCCTTTAGGAGGAGCAAATTCATTGCGTTTCGGCTGTTATACTGTTAATGATTATGGTGAAATTTTTCCCCCTATATTCCAGATGGTGATTGGTTTATGGAAACATAGATTATTAAGTGGAGAAGAAAAAACATTTACATGGTTCCAAATAGAAAATTCACCCGGAATTGATTTAGCCCATGCTAAAGACTTTTTAACTCATAAAACATATGGTGTTAATGTTGGACCATGCGGATTAACAAGTAGATATACAGAAGGTATATGGGAAAAATATTTATTTCAAGGTAAACATGAAGAATATGATATGTTTTTAGTTTCTAAAAAGAAACGTTCATCTCCCACCAAAAAAAATCGGAAAAAAACAAAAAAGAAAAAACATAAAAAGAAAAAACATAAAAAGAAAAAAAATAAATTTGAAAATATATTTACGAGTATATAATACATACAAATAACATATGGCTGACGCTTTACAAGACAGTGTTTATTATTCCACAGAAGATATATTCAAACAATTATTACATACATTTCAAGGAAAAATAATTGGTAAAGATATTACAATCAATCATATAATGAATACATTCTTTGGTGATAATAAAGAAAATGAAGTAGATATAAAAGAAAAAAATATAGATGGTTCAATCATTTCTAAAAATAACATGAAAATTTTAGCCATACAGAAAATAAAATACAATATAAAATGTAAAATTTTTAATCTTATAAAAGAATGTTTATTATTAAACATTTCAATATCAGATATAAAAAATATAAAGACAAGTAATGGAAATACTCAAATAACAGAAAGATTATCAATTGATATTATAAAAAAATGTCTTGAAAAATTAAATTATTATTATGAAGAAGCTGGTTCTCAACAATCAAAAGATTTTAGAAATATTAAAAACATAGGTTTACATATTGAAGTTAAAAAAACAGATAGTTTAACTGTATATTTTAATGATACTCTTCCATCGGTTGATACATTTTATATTATAATATTTACAGGTCGTGAATATAAAACAAAAGATGATATAATACCTACAATAATATTTATCAATGGTTATGACTTAGTTAAACCAGATATATATCAATTACTAGAATATAAAAAAGAATTAAATGAATTTAAAGATAAATGGGCAAGAAAAAAAAGTAATCAAAATGCGAAAAAATTAAAGCATTTCAGTGTTTATCCAAGGCCAACATATAAAACTGATATCGGTTATTTATTAAATTCAGAATATTCTTATGAGTTATTAAAGTAAATGTTTAATAATCATTTCAATTAATGGTGGAGGAACCGCATTTCCTATTTGTTTAATTTTTTTCCCTGTATCACCTGATATTTTATAATTTAATGGAAATCCTTGTATTTGTTTTAATTCATCAGGTGTTAAACATCTTAAATAATTACCATTTTTATTTTTTTGTGGAATAAAGAATCTTGGACAATGGGCATATGAACATATAATTGTATTAATTGGTTTACGAATATCAATAATTTCCCCTCCTACATCTAATCGCCTACCAAAATGAAGTCTATATGGTCTTTTTATACCTTTTCTTTCATAATCTCTTTTTGTGGCATATTGAACCAAATTTGGATGTGGGTTTGTTTCTTCTTCATCATTTTCCATATTAGATATGATACATTCATCGGGTATATCATTAAAATTAAAATCTAAGTATTCAGGTTTAATTTTTAATGTACCTTCCATTGTGAATTTAATAATATGTTTGAGATTACCTATTTTTGTATCATTTTCTTCTGGGAATTTAAATGAAATATTTAAATCATTTCTTATACCTACAATTATTAAACGTTCTCTATTTTGAGGAACGCCTATATCTAATTTACTACACATATAAACTTTATAATAAATATTATAACCAATTTTATGAAATTCAGATTTAATAATATCCATATATTGTTCATTATTAGATGTTTTTCTTTGTAATAAACCTTTTACATTTTCACCAATAATATATTTCGGATTAATTAATTTAGTACTTCTAACAAACTCTCTGAATAATGTATTTCTTGGATCATTTGGATCTTTATTACCCGCATTACTAAATCCTTGACAAGGAAATCCAGCAAATATAAGATCTACTTTATCCTTATATATATTTAATTCATCATCAGATGTGTTTATAATATCTCCATTTCCAATTAATTTTGATTCAGGAAAATTAAGTGTATGTGTTTTTTGAAATTCTTTTTCAATTTCTGAATAAGCAATTAAATTTATACCAGAATTATGTATTCCTAATGAATCACCACCCATACCCGAAAATAAACTAATCGCGTTTATAATTTTTGGTTTTATTTCCTTTTCTTTAATAACTATATCCATATTACTATTTTCAAAGAATGTATTCATTAATAGATCAAATGTAACATCTTTACCTAATGTTTTCCCTTGAAATGTATGTAATAATTGTTTAAAAATATCTTCTGTAAAATAATAAACACCATCTTTGAATATATTTGGCATATATTTTATACTATTTATTGAGATAGTTATTTTTCAAATTTTTAAATATTACATTCATGGATCATTATAATAATGGATATTGTTCATCAAAGTAATATATATCTGTTATATTAATATCATAAAACCCAATTTCCTTAGATATTTCCCGAACCCGTTTACCAGTTTCTTTATTCTTATAATAATAACGATTCCCACATTCAATTCGTAACCATAAACTCATTGGATTTAAGGGAATATATCTTTTCAATGTTTGTTTTCTACGTCTTGTTTCAATAAATTCATTTGACCATTTATGTCTTAAATTACCCCAAATGATTGTATAAGGTACATATATTTTTAAAGATTTTTTTCTTATCCAACCATGGTTAGATATATCTTCTGTCCAATGATATTTACAGGGATAATAAATTGGATTACTTTTCATAATACGATCATAATGACTACTATTGAATTTATATATCTGATTATGTTCCGTTGGTCCTGGTGCTTCAATCATATTTTTCCTAAAATGTTTAAAAATCATGTGATAACAATCTCTAGGACGATAAAATTGTCCTAAATAAGAACCATACCATGAACAAAATACTTGAACAACTTTACTTTCCCTTAATAATCCATATAATTGAATATACCATTCTCGTGTTGATAATGGTTCATATTGAATAATTGTTTTTATAATTTGTTGAATACAATCATAATTAATATTTACTTCTTGAAGACATAAAATAATTTTATAATAATCATGTTTACTTCGTTTTTCAGGTAATATTGATTTTATTTCAACCGGTTTATGAATATTAATATTAAGAAGTTGTAAATCAAATGCTTTTTCACGAATATAATTTGTATATCCTGATTTTCTTTTATCAGATTTATAAATAGGATAGATATCCATTCTATAAATAAATATATCTATTGTGTTTAAATATAATATTAATGTTCACAAATATAAAAAATATCATTTTTTTTGGATGTTAATATATCTTCAATCGTATGACTATGAATATGGAATTTACATTCCTCTAATTTTTTAAGTAAAACCTCTAAATGATGAGTTTGTAATATTTCTTTTAAATTTTCTTTGAATTGTTTACATAAATCATTTATAGATGAGATAAATACAATATTAATTTCAGTTGTAAACCCAGAAAATATATTTGAAGAAGCGACAAATTTACGATTATAAATATCCATAAGTTACATAAATTTATATTTTTTTATTTAAATAATATAAAATGAATGAACTAAATTTATACAATACAAAAAATATAAAAGAAAATAATGTATCCGAAAATTTAAATAATCAAGACCATAGTAATCATAATATTAAAGATAAAATACAATCGGGGGGTAAAATGACAAATGAAAGATTGTATAGAAAACGTATGTTAGAACAAGAAAAATATATCCGTGAATTAAAAGAACATATTAAACAATTAGAATCAAGGATTCATGTATAAAATTATTATCTATTATTATAATAAAATGTTTCATATAAATGAAGATATTGTTCAAAGAATAAAAGTCGGAGCAATATTTCTTCTTCAAGTTTATAAAGTAACAACCGGAACGATGTTATCCTTATTTATTCCTCAAGCGTGTGAAAATAATAAAATATGTACATTATCTCAAAATTATCATAATAAAGACCCTTACCATAAAACTGTATTTTATTGGAACTGTTTTGCAATGGTTACCTTTTTCACATATTATTTAATTGAACTTCGTCGGGAAGAATGGGCTATTAAATATTTAGATATTGATAATAATAAACCAGATAATAGTTTAAAAGAAATTATAAGAGCAGAACCTCTGTTAGATAAACGAATGGATCGTTTAAATAAATATTATTATAACACTCTTATTTTTAATTGCGGGGTTTACATTATTAACATAGGATTTACAGCAAAACTTGTAAAAGATACATATCATAGTTCCTCTACATTATCCTGTTTTGCTTCTTTTGTTTTATTAGTGTTAATGAAATTATTTAATTCAATTGTTGTTGCTAGAGAATCTGTTAATAATGATAAAATGATGAGTGCCTACATGAATGAATTTGTTTCTTTTAATGTCCTTGATAAAGACTATGTTGAAAAAAAACAAAAAGAATTAGAAAATCAATCAGAAAACCTTCAATTAGAAGAAATACAATTACAAGAAGTAAATCCGTAAAATTTATATATATTGAATATAATATAAATGTTAAAATTTATTATTTCATTATTATTTTCATTTGTAAATGTTGTTTCAAGTGATTTCCATGGAAATATGGAATTTATTCAAACTCATAATTCAAAACATCTATCCTATGATGTCGGTGAAAATCAATTCATAAATAGAACTTATATCCATGGTAAATATAACCATACCAATCCCTATGTCCCTGATAGAAATTATCCCATGGTTACTATTTATAGTGATAAAAATCATAAAAAAAAGATTGATTGGAGGAATAAACAGGTTGTTTCATCTGTAAAAAATCAAGGTATGTGTGGTTCATGTTGGGCATTTTCTGCAACAGAAGCCGTTGAAAGTGAATGGGCGATTAAATATAATCATTTATATAACTTATCTGAACAAGAATTAGTTGATTGTTCTGGATATCTCGGAAATAATGGTTGTGAAGGTGGTTTAATGAAAAATGCATTCCATTATATTATGGATAATGGTATATGTTCAAATAAATCATATCCTTATAATGCCTCAGATAATATATGTATGAATAATACTTGTAATCATATTGTTCATATTACAAATTATTCCGGAATTATAAAAAATAGTGAATCACAATTAGAAAAAGCAGTCCAAATACAACCTGTTTCAGTTGCCATTCAAGCAAATCTTCAAACATTTCAATTATATAAATCAGGTATTTATAATGATACAAATTGTTCAAGTGATTTAGACCATGGTGTATTACTCATTGGTTATGGATATGATGAAACATATAAAATGAAATATTGGATTATAAAAAATAGTTGGGGAGAATCATGGGGAGAAAAAGGTTATATGAGAATGGCGAAAGATATTAATAATTCAATTGGTCAATGTGGAATTGCAATGGATCCAAGTATTCCTATAATTCATCCTTCAAAATAAATTAGTTTTTCGTAATTTATACACATTGTATATTTTTTCAATGGAATATTTATAACAATGATTTCGTAAATTTAATAAATCATGATCCATATTATATATTTTTTCAAAACAATTTATCATCTGTTTATCTAATTTATGATAAACTGTATTTAATAACCATACTTCATTCGATCTATTTTGTAACCACTCAAAATAACTCACAACCACTCCCCCTGAATTACACATAATATCAGGAATAATAGGTATCTTTTTTTCTTTTAAAATTTCTTCCGCTTTATCTGAAATTGGACCATTCGATCCTTCAAATATAATATCACATTGAAGATCATTTGCTTCTTTTTCTTGAATACTTAATTCAAGAGCCGCTGGAATAAATATATTTGTTTTTCCCTGGATATATTCATCTCTTGATATTTTTTGAATTGGTAATGAAAATTCAGATTGTTCAATACAACTTAATGAATTATTCACATACTGATAAGTTAATAAATAATCAATGACTTCTATATTATCAATATTTGTATTATTCTCACCATAACAAATCTTATAACATCCTGTATGATCACATATATAATCAATTCTAAAATTTAATGATGTATCCTTTTTATTAATAATATTTATATAATCCAATACATGAGATCCAACATTTCCAAATCCCTCCAATTTTAAAGAATATATTGATTCCGTAAAAAATTTATCCATAATATGTTCAATCAAAATACCAATTCCTCTTCCCGTTGCTTGTTTACGTCCCAAACTTCCACCACATTCTGGTGATTTTCCGGTAATAATACTTTTGATATGATTACTATTATTAATAATATTATATTCATCCATTATCCAATCCATTGTATGAGAATTTGTTCCAACATCGGGAGCAGGTATATCAATATTTAATCCAATAAATTTATTAATTGATCGTGTATATTCACGCGTAATTAATTCAAGATCTTTTTGACCATATAATCTTGGATTAAATTTTATACCACCCTTTGCTCCACCAAAAGGTAAGTCTTGTAACGCACATTTAATGGACATTAAACTTGCTAATGCTTTGACTTCATCTAAATGAACATCTTCATGATAACGTAATCCTCCTTTATATGGTCCTAATATATTATTGTGCTGAATACGATATCCTTTAAACATTTTTATCGAAGTATCCGTTAATTTCACAGGAAAATTAAAAATAATTTCATTGATTGGTTTATTTAATATATCTTTCATTACATCGGGCATGTTTGATTGTAATAATCCATTATTTAATTGTGTTTGGAATAATTCTAAAAATTTATTCATTTTTACATATTATTTATGAATATCTTTTAAATATTATTTACCATTTATCAGAATATCTTGTATATTTTTTTTCATTTATTAATTCATCAATTCTTTCACTTGGATCCAAGGCTTCTAATTCAGAAACACTTATCATTTGAACATTTATCCATACAGGTTTATTATCTTTACTGGCTCGTTCCATTTGATATACGCACGCACTCGGATGATCA